AGGGGAATAATATGTATGTATTAAAAATCGGCAACGGGGTCTTGCATGAATCAATTTCGAATGGTATATTTGTACAGAATTAAGTACCTATTTATGTGACAAAGGTATGAAAACAGCAAATTTCACAGAATTAAGGAATAGCTTGAAAAGCTATCTTGATGGGGTTGCAAATGATAGTGAACCCTTGTTGGTGCATCGGTCGGGCAACGCGAGTGTAGTAATAATCTCTTTGGATGAGTACAACTCGATAAAGGAGACGGAATACATCATGAAATCCCCTGCCATGATGAACGTGATAAGAAAAGGCAAAAAGGAAATAGCGGCCGGACGTGGGAAAGTTGTCAATATCGACGACCTATGGAAATAGTATTTCTTGAACAGGCTGAAAAAGACCGTGAGTATTGGAAAAAGTCGGGCAATAAAGTTATAATGAAAAGAATAACCGCACTGCTGAAAGACATTGCGGAACATCCGTATATTGGAATAGGCAAGCCGGAACCTCTCAAATATGAACTGGCGGGATATTGGTCACGTCGCATAAATTCCGAACACCGCATAATCTATTCGGTGCATGAGGAAATCGTAACCATCTATGTATTGTCAATGAGGTATCACTACAACCTATGAAAAAGGATCGGAATTTCGCGGCCAACAATTCAACCTTGTAGCAAATCGAGTAATCTGCATCTGATCGACTCAAATACTGGCTGAGGCAGTTCCATCTCTAAATCCTTGAGCAGGTCGGCGATTCTGTCGGCCCGTTCTTTTTCTTCGTGTTCCATGTCTTAAGTTTTACAGTTACAGCAGCATATGAATTCGTGGATGTCTTTCCACAAGAGACTGTTCAGGTCTCCGGTCAGATAGGCGACCTGCTCGCCTCCCATATCGAGACCGAACGTTTCGGCGATGTCATCGACCAAGTGTCGGAGCTCATGCTCGAAAGAATTCAGGAATTCGGCGTGCGACGAGTGAAGCCCGATCACCATGACAGTGCTGCGTAGCTTCTTGTTCGAGTACGTGAACCCGGTATCCATGTCGCAGCGCATAAGATTTTCCTGCACTCTGTTTTGAATCGGTTCGGGGCAATCTATGTCCTTTAGCGACAGCATTATTTCGCCCACATGGTAGCATGTTACCGCGTAAAATACACGTAAATGCCAGTCATACTTTTCTATGTGAACGTCGTTTCCTTTCACTTTTAGCAAACTCTTGGTTCATCATGCGGCGCTGCCGTCGTGGCAGAGTGCTGTTCGCTTCGCTCATAAACTCAGACAGGCGTCGGTAATCCTTTTCGGGCATACTTTCGATCACCTCGCGCGGATTGGCTCCGGCGAGCATCCGGAGTGCGTACTTATACATTGCCATTGTCAACAAGAACGATTAACCGTATTTTGTTAGCCTCATCCGACGCGTCCTGCGTGAGGAACGCCAGTATTTCGTTGGCTCGTGCCATAAGCTCTACACCGTCTTTCGTCGTCCGCTGCGCGATTTCAAGCGCGTATTTTCTCAGTTCGATATTGTCCATTGCTTTGTTTTAAGTGGAATAAAATATAAAATAGGGAGGCGCGTATGACGAAGCGCCTCCCCTTCGGTTACAGAAAGTCTTCCCAGATCAGAGGCTCGCCTTTGGCGATACAGTCGGCATAGTATCTCGTAAGAGCTATGCCGTCTTCGCCATCCGGATCGTCTATGTACGCCTTGACGTACTGCATGATCTGG